CGGGGTCCGATGTGAAAGTTCCAACAGGCGTTTCACCCATAGGTATCCCGTATTTCAGTGACGGCTCAGGAGCTGTCAGTCTTACGGTGACTAATGCGAACGGTGTCACGTTAACGGATGGATCTCAAGTGGTTTCGGTGGTCACTGATGCTGCGTTTGTTGTGAATTTCACGTATTCTGGAGCGGCAGGATACCATCAAACACATATCGTGATCACTGGTGGTGACTTCCAAGTCACAGCCCTACAAGCTACGTGCGCTGCCGGGTATTCTTGGACAGAATTTGGCCCAACGAGTTGGGAAGAGAGCACTCCGCTTCCAGATTCTACCACTGTTCCTACGATTTCTTTGCCTCATAGCAGGGAGTTTGGAGTTCCCGGTTTCCCCTCAAGTGATCTCTTTTGTTACCCAAATACCACTTCACGTTCCACTGGTGGTGTGCCACTAGTAATTTTTGGTGGTTCCGGGAGCGTGAGACTGTCGGGAGTGTTGTGGTGCGCCACTACCTACCCTGGTCTCATATCAAGACTCATTGATCCAAACTCCCTGTTGGAGATCAGCTCCGGCTATGACACGCCTGTTATGGAGTTTCACTCTGTGCTAATGCCCATCCCTGCTACTTCGGAAACCACGTTTGGATCGCCCTTCATAGGCAGGGAACTCATTGCTCCGATACACTTCGGTGAACAAGTCATGAGTATTCGTAGTCTGTGGAAGGTGTTCAAGCAGCAACAGTATTTGGTACTCGATCCATCAACACTGGCAAGTAACCTTGTCGGTCTCAGTTCCAGAGGTGGTGTTCTTGAGGGCGCCATCCAAAATACTTTGTACGGGTTTCGTACACCAAATGCGAACAACCTTAACCTATTGACACTTGACTCAATGATCTTTTTGAGTTACTCCAGTGTCAGAGGAGGTATGGTTTCACACTACACTGTCGAGTTTGGAGATGGGCTTTTGAAGTTTGTGCGTCCACACGAGGACCTAGGTACAGACCTGCTCAACACCAGAAGAGGGTTTGAGCAAATGCATACTGCGGTTCAAAGATCAATAGTCATCAACTGGCCATGCTATATGGAACAAAGGTTTTTAGTTCCAAGGTCAGTAGGTTATACTAACGAACTTGGGCCTGGGCTGTACAAGCAGGTGATAATGTCAGTCGCCAACAATGGTCCCGCTATGATTGTGCGGGAAGATGTGGCAATTGGCGAGGACTTTTCTTTGTCCTACTTCATAGGCACGCCTGCACTAACCTGGGTTTCGAATCGGGGATATTCGATAGCACCTCCACATTTTCAGCAGAATAGTCAGCTGATGGGCGCAGGAACTTTTGCGCCCTCTACCGCTCCTGCAACCCCCGTCCCTACTAATACAGTGGCACCCAACAATACCTTCTTCCCGACCGTGACGCAGACCTTTGCTCCCACTACTCAAAATCAATCAGCCCTATACAACGGTCCAGCCCTAGCGCCTTCAAGGCGCCTCGAGAAGAAAGAGAAGGGCTTTCTCAACTCCTTACTTGGAGTTTGAGAGCAGTTACAAATAGTCATTAACTCTGTGCTGGCAGAGCCTTAACTGGATTGGCGTTAGCGTTATTTAACGCAGGCGCCGTCCGGCGCAC